TTTGTCCGTTACCCCCATCCCCGCCATCTCCCCCTGATGAGTTAGAACCGCTACCACCGTCTCCGCCATTTCCCCCATTGGCTCCATTCTGTCCGCCGTTCCCCCCATTTCCTCCATTAGATCCATCTCCGCTCCCTGCATTTCCTCCATTTCCTCCATTTCCTCCATTTCCTCCATTCCCGCCATTCGGACCGTTACCCCCGTTGCCACCATTCACACCATTCCCACCATCAGCAGTAAAAATCATTCCTGAATTATTGGGTGGCTTTTGGTCTAGTTTATAATCTATGGGATAAGTTTTATCAGAACCGTTCTGACCATTAATGCCATTGTGTCCATCAACCCCATTTCTTCCAGGTGAATTATTTTTGTTACCACCATTTTCTCCGTTACCACCATTGCCTCCATTGACACCACCGTCTCCACCTCGACCTCCGGAAGAATTATTACCACTACCGCCATCACCACCTTTACCACCATTAGCGTCGCCATTCATTGATGGTGAGTTGTTATTGTGTTTACTATGTTTATGATAGTGAGAATGAATGTATTCACTCGAAAAACTACGTAGTGGCAGTAGGGCAAGGATTAAAATTGTTGGGCCAGCTAATAAGCTGAGTGTTTTTTTTATTTTCACTTTAACCTCCAGATTTAAAGGCCTGATTTACGGGCCTAATCTTACCAGCTAGAATAAGCGATTACGCTTAAATTCATACAGTTATCCAATTATGGGGTTTCAGGGTTCGCCGTCAAAACCCGATAAAGTGGATGAAATGTGGATGCCTCCGCGCAAGGGATTTAACGCCGTAGCATCCTGTAAGTAGTCTGGAGCAAGATGCGCATAAGTCATAGTTTGCTGAATGCTGGCATGCCCTAATATCCTTTGGAGTGAAATTATATTCCCTCCGTTCATCATAAAATGCGCTGCAAAGGTATGCCTAAGTACGTGCACTGATTGCCCTCTCGGCAAATCAGGTTTGATCGCACGCAGCATTTCACGATACTTGGCATAGGTCACGCCAAATAGCGGCCCTTTCTTAGCATTTTTAACAGTCTCCTGAACCAAAGAAGAAACAGGCACCGTCCGCTTATGGCCGTTCTTGGTTTCGATAAAGGTAACTCTGCAATTCATAATATTTTCAGCCTTAAGCTTAGTGGCTTCACCCCATCGCGCGCCCGTACTGAGACACAGGATTGTTAAGCGATAAGCGTCAGAGTCATCTTTTAGCGCGTCGAGTAACCTGCTGATTTCTTCTGAAGTCAGGTAGGTCATTTCTACGTTCTTTTCCTTGATGGGCTTGATGGACCTCATTGGATGCTCACCGTGAAAATTGCCAGCCTCTATCAGAACATTAAACATCCCACTCAACACTGTCATATCTCTATTGATGGTGGATGCCTTAACGCCCTGAAAAAGCCTTTCGGAGCGGTATTTGAGCAGCAGATTTTTATCAAGCTTAATCACCAATGGATCTCCCATCCCGCTCGCAAGACGCTGTAACGCCCTTTTCCGTTTTTGGCCGAACCCCAAATTGCGACCGTGGAATTCCCACCAAGGTTCGATAAGGTCAGATAAACGCCTAGCATCTGTAGGTTTTGCCATCCATTCCTTATTATGGAAATTCGCCAGCACGTATTTTTCAAAAGCCACGGCATCGGCTTTTTTATCAAAAACCCTCTGAACGCGCCGTCCTGCGGTTCCTTGAGGTCGTAAATCCACTTTGTAACGTCCACCGTTGAGCGTTTTAATCGACATGATTTCGCCCTCCGGTTCTGCACACCATACGTTTACCTGTAAGGCGAACATAATCTCTATATATGCTTAGCCAATTTTCCTTACGGAAGCAGATGATTCTGTTTTGTCTTGCCCAAAGTGTGCGAGAGCCGGTGCGATTTGTCCGGATTCCGGAGCAATCTTACCGGTCATAAACCACAGCGTGTACTTTTCAAACAGAGGGTGATTGAGGATATCAGTCACTACCTGAGCGTTAGGAATTGTTTTATCCTCCTCATAACGCCACAAGGCATTACTAGGAATACCAAGCATTTCAGCAGCTTCCACCCTACTGGTTATCCTTTCGCTTTCTCTCATAATTTTCAGCTTCTCACCAATTGTGATTTTCATATTGCATTTCTCAAATGTTGGGGGCATTATTGCCAATATCAGTCACGTAAAGGGGTATACTTTTGAGTAATACCCCAACTTGGGAGAATATCATATGAATGAAGCAGAATTGAGGAAGTTGTTTAAGATCCCTGACCCCGTTACAGCAGCTGAATTTGCCCGTCGTACGGGTAAAACTGAATCAGCGGTAAGGCACATGATTGACCGCCGCCAATTACCACTGGTGACAGAGCGTGAAATCATTGGGGCTTCAGGTGAACACCCAGGCAGCACCAGGCGATTACTTATCCTCTGGAATGAGTGGGAAGAAATGGTTTTTGAAGCGACTAATCAGCGGCCGCCTGAGCGTCACGAATGGCGTAAGCAATGGATAAAAAAAGCTGAAAGTTTTGCAAGCGATCTCGGCGTTTCATCACTGAATACATGCGCGGTTTAAGCGATGCACTATTCAATTCAAGAACTAAGCCGCCATTCATCCATTTATCGCGGCTTCATCATTACCCGCCGCCCGAAAACGGTTATCAGCAAGATTGCCCGTTATGAGGTCACACTCGGCGAGCAATCTTTCGGGTTATTCGACGCGCAGGCCCAGGCGACTGGGTACATTGATGGTTTGTTGCATATGAATTCAATGCGGTTAAATAAATTCCGACTAACAAAGACACCAGCAGATTCAAATAAAATATCCTCGGAGATAAAAATGGATAATACAAAACAAACTGATAATAAAATCCCCAATTGCCAAAAACTCTATTTTCATGGTGCCCATGCGGGAAACATTCATTACACGATTGATACTTGGGGAATGAACAGCCTCGAAAAAGAGGCTGTTATTAAGCAACAATTAGAGGAGTTTATTTCCGGTCTAAATGTTAATTGGAAAGGTTTACAGGTCGATAAAATCTGAGCTTAAAACATTCAGATCTGCAATTGCTTTGACCGTAGAGTCTTTCATTGGATCAAGAGTCGTAGAGAAAGAATTCATAGTTTTCAAAAAACTCTCTCTGCTGCTGCCTTCAAGTGAGGCGCCAATTGCGCAAACCATAACTTCAAGTGCGAAAAGCCTGTCACCTGTCGAATGCTTTTTGCGGGATTCTTCAGCTGTGTTGAGGAATTCCCTCATTTGTTGGCTATCCATAGATATTCCTTTTCTGTTGGTAAATGTTGTGCCTGCTCTGCTCTCGAAAGTTTCACAGGCATGCCTATGTTATCACAGGGAAAACGTGCCGGGTGCAGGCTATATCTCGGCATCTTTTAAAATTGATGGAGATCAATATGCGTACCCCATTTCTCGCAGCTGGTAACAAAGTTCTGAACATGTACGAACGTCGCCAGTTAGTTGCGACCGTAAAAGCACCGGCACACTCAGAAAGCGAAATCTACTGGGCCTGTGAAAAGCTGCGTGACATTGCCGCAGCCGCCGCTTACGCAGGCAGCGCAGAGGCCGTAACACTGAGTGCAACAGCGGAACTTTGGAGCAAGTCACACAGAATGCCCGAACCTTTCACCGTTATTTTCGACGAGGCTTAATGATGGAACTAATCCAGTGCCCTTCCCTGGCTAATATGCTGACCAAAGGCCAGCAAGTTACGCATCGTGCTCACCAGCGCGGATGGATTGAAACCCCAGACGGTCGTTTCTTCCAGCCTAAAGCTACAGATGTGCAATTCGTAATCGGCCGGCGTCTACCTTTCATGTCCCGCCCTCAAAATAAACGTCGTTGGTTCGCCCGGTTGATGGGTATTTTCGCGTAGTTTATGGCAGGAGGATTTATGCAGGCTTCAAATAATCAGCATGTTGCCCCGTTACCGTTTAAAGAATTCCAGATAACGGCCCGCAAACTTTTTAAACGTCATGAAAATATTGCATTGCGTCGGTTCAATACGGCAAGTGATGATTTTAAATTTGTTGTGCTGACGTTATCAAACCGCCGGAAAGCCAAACTATTTACCCCGTCTGATATCGGAAAACCTTTCGAAGATTTCAGCGAATATCAGCGGGAAATGATAATCGACTCAATGAATAGCCTGTCCAAATGGGGGCACGCACTACCTAATTACATTTCGGCGTCTGACCGAATTCTAGATATTTAAACCAACCGATTTTTTTATATAGGCGCTCACGCGTCAGGCTTTCTGCATCCAAAAATCAGCGAATCTGAGGATACACTATTAACAATAAAACTAACGACAGGGGCCGCACGGCCCCCAGTCCACCACCTGTATACCCCGGCAATGCTGACACATTCGCTGGGGTTTATACGTGGAATGCCCCTTTAAAAGCGATTGGCGTAGACAAAGTACCATCGCCGGTTATTGCCACCTTGCCTGTTGAACAGCATCCCGCCGTTGTTGCTCACCTCAAACGCCTGGAAAAAAAAGGCGTACAAGAATTTGACGAAATCAGCACGGTATTGCGCGATCTGCTTCAAGCCCGCGCAGCTGCCGAGCGAAGCGCATATGAGCGCGAACAGTCTACATGGTCAAAATCACCTGAAGGTGTCGAAGCACGTTTCCATGAACAGCCGTTTTTTATCCGCGCCTCCTTTGAAAAAAAAATAGCCTGGCTTCGCAATAATCGCGGGACTAAGCACACCAATGCGTTTTTGATGGGCACCATCAAGAATGCATTGTTGCGCCTGGAGGCCGTCCGTAAATACCACGGCGTCAGCACCGGCCACGACTCCGAATTCATCGCGTATTACCGCCCGTCATATTGCCACCTGGCTGAGTTCTCTAAATCCAGAGTCAAAACGCTGGGTAACGAAATCGCCGGGCGTCTGAATGAAATGTTCACGACGGCCATAGACGAACGCGGTGGTAACGCCGCCGCCCTTCCTGACGCTGAACTGTTATTTATTTATCGTCATATGGCCGTGGAGGTTCACGCGTTGCGCGTGCGGCCACCGTTCTGGAAGGTAATCAGCCCGTTATTCAATCCGCCTGAACTGCCGCCTGAACCGCTTGACCGTGCTGTTTTCGTGTCAGCTATGGCTCGCATGATTAACCCAGACTGGTGGGAGCGCCAATTGTGGCGGCTGCGTGGCGACTGGAGGGAAAACCAACTCCGCGCTATGGGCAATGTTCACAAAAGGGCCACGCCCTACATCAGCCGCGACGCGCTGGCCGACTGGCTGGAGCAACGCAGGAAAAACCGTGAGTTTTTTAAATCACACGAACTGGAGGACGACGAAGGGAACCGCGTATCTCTGGAATCAATGGTCGATGCCAGTATCAGTAATCCGGCGATCCGTCGTCACGAACTTATGGCCCGCATGAAAGGCATAGAATTTGTCGCCCAGTCACGTGGCGACGTCGGCGTTTTTTATACCATCACCTGCCCGTCGAAATACCACGCCACGAATGCCAGCGGCCACGCTAACCCGAAATGGAATCACAGCGACGTTAAGCAGGCGCAAAAATACCTTACCAATCTTTGGAGCCGCATCGGTTCGAAGCTGGGGCGGGAAGGCTTGCGGATTTACGGTTTCCGTGTGGCCGAGCCACACCACGACGAAACACCGCATTGGCATCTTTTGCTGTTTATGCGCCCAGAAGAACGCAACACGATCACCAGCATCATGCGCGGTTATGCCGTCAAAGAAGACCGCGCCGAACTGGGTAAACGCACCGGCGCCCGCTTTACGGCCAAACGCTTAGACCCTAAGAAAGGCAGCGCAACCGCTTATATAGCGAAATACATTTCGAAGAATATCGACGGTTACGCACTGGACGGCGAAAAAGACCATGAAACCGGCAAGCCACTGAAAGAAACTGCACGCCTGGCAATGGCCTGGGCATCCCGTCACCGCATCCGTCAGTACCAGCCAATCGGCACACCACCGGTCACGGTATGGCGGGAACTGCGCAAACTGAATAATGCGCTGCAAGCTGAACTGATTAAGTCGCGCGGGTATAAGCGCGGCCAGCGCCTGTTATCTGACCCTGAAATGGACGCGGTAATGGCGGCGGCGGATGCAGGTTGTTTTGCTACCTACATCATGAGACAGGGCGGCGTGCTCATTCCCCGCGAAAGTTACGCTGTGCGCCTGGCTTACCACGACGCTGACAAGCCGAATGCTTACGGCGAAATCGTAGAGAAGATTTTCGGTATTTTCTCGCCGCGTCTGGGCGAGGATTCCCGCGTTTGTACCCGTCTTAAAACATGGACGATTGTCGCCAAACTCAAGACGCAACCCGCCGAAGATATACGCGAAACCCAGGAGGTTTTGACCTTACCGGACGGCCCCGCCGTCCCTTGGAGTTCTGTCAATAACTCTACGAGTGAAGGAGATCCCATCGAAAATCAGATAATTAATAACCCTAACTCTCTCATGGATAGTGCGGGTTTTGATGTAATCATTGATGATGGGCGTAGCAAGATGAAGGATATGATTCGAAACCAACCAACATCACCTGGGCTAGCCATCAGTAGTTGAAAGCGAATATTTGGCTTCTCATAGACTATGTTACTATGATGAAGAACAACGCAACGACTTCCCGTCTAGTTAAGCAGTAATAAACATTCCAACTTTGTACTCAAAATAATATTTTTAGCATTAGATAAGCGAACTGATGCGTGTGTAAAATGAGCTTTTGGTCAGGAACTGTTAATGATGAAATTTTTATTGTGCTTTGTGACATTCTTAGCATTAATTTTATACTGTTTGGCCAGTTCGTATCTCGAAGGCCCGTTTACTGGTTGGTCAAGAGAGGAGTTGGGTCAGTTTGGAGACTCTTGGGGCGTTATTACATCTGTTTTTTCAGCATTCGCATTTATAGGCGTAGTATTTACCGTTCACTCACAAAATGAATCTTTAAAAAAACTAAAGTCTGACTCTGCTAAACAAGACGAATTCCTCAACACCCAAAAATTCGAAAACAATCTTTTTCAAATGCTGAATCTGCTCCAAAGCCTCATCAAGGATATGGATGTAAGGGTCTCAAGAGGTGAACAGAAAAATATTATAATACATACTGGTAGAGATGTTTTTTCTTATTTTTACAAAGGACCTTTTTCTAATGAATGCTCTAGTAATAGCGTGGCCGAATATGCGGTTTTTTCTGATACACCGCTATATATTCAACAACTCGGTCGAGCATTTGACACTTTTTATGAATCCAAACAACAGGATTTAGGTCATTACTTTAGATTTTTATATAATATCTTTAAATATATTGATGATTCAAACATTTCGATGACTGATAAAATCAAGTACTCAGGGATAGTAAGAGCGCAAATTTCAGACTACGAACTCTTACTTCTTATGTATAATTGCTTATCTGAACATGGAAAACCCTTTATAAAGTACATTCAAAAGTACAAACTATTAGACAATATCCCTTTTAATAAAATGATTCACAAAAAGCATTGTTTATTTTTGCCAATTGAATGCTTCGGGGCACAGAGTAAAATAATTGAAAAATTAAGACCTTCCAACCCCGCCTAACAAAAAACTAAAATCTATATCTTTCTTTAAAGCCCCGTACTTGGCGGGGCGAACATGTTAAGAGAGAGTTTAAAATGGTCGCAGGGAGTTATTAGTAACCATCACCACCCAATGGATCAAGCATGTGTATCATTGATAAGTTACCATGATTGTATTTATAAATATTATCATCTAGGAAGATGTTTATGGCATTAAGTTGGCCATTAACCCTCCTTGCGAATTCATCTTCAAATTCCTGAGTAACTATACCGCCATCAAAATAAGATGCTATTCTAGAGTCATTTTGACCGATCATTTCTATCCCTGCTTGAGTATCAAATGCGTCTGGATTATCACTTGAGAAGTTCATTACATGATTATTATTAAATTCATCTAAAGAAATTTGACGATTCTTCATGTATCCATTTATTAAACTTTGTATGTCATCATCTAAAAGGTTAATTAAAGATGTCTGAAAGTCATCAGTGCTGTAAGTTATTGTTTGGTGTATACCCTCTAAATCTAATAGATAATCGGGTAGATTATCGTCTGTATTAGTCATCATACCTATACTGTAAACCCCATTATCTATTGCTATAGCAATAGCAGTAGATTCTATTATTTTTCGGAAATCAGGCCCTTTAAAAGTTTTAATGTAACCATCATCACTTAATAAGTTTAGTGATTTAAGTTTTGGCAAAAGATAAAATCTTGCAAAATTCTTATCATCTATAGATGAGAGCATTTTAAGTACCTGCTCAAAAAAACGAGCCTTCGTTTTATCTTCTAAAATATTATTATAAAACTTTTCCTTAGTTGCTTCATCGAAGGTTACAATAGCTTTAGCTGTAAAAAACTCTTGGATTGAACGATGAATGTATACATAGCGGTCATAACCATCCATAACAACTATATTTGTTCCATTAACAACATCATCCATTATTAACTCAGAAATATCTTCTTTACTGATAAAAGATGTAGCTTGGTGAAAAAAATCTCTTAATGAAACCTCATTAAATGAGTTGCAACCTTTAATAAAACTCAAATAGCTAAATATTGAGAAGCAGGTTTCTAGTTTGTTATTGGATAAATTAGTTAATTTATTCCTAGTAAAGTTTTTATTTTTATCATGCTTATACATTAACGATAAAAATAATACACCGTAAAAATCAGTAATGGATCTTGGCTCATCAGTGAATGACAGGTAAGTTAATATAAAAATACTAGTTAGTATTGGAGTATTTATTGTTTCACTTAAAAAAGCATTCTTTTCGATAGTGTCAATAATTGTATTTGCGAAAGAAACTTCAGGCACTACTTTATGGACTATCGACTTTACGGTTTTAAGACTTAATTTATCCACATAATAATCTTCAACTCCAGAGGTCTTAGATAACTCAGTATCAGGCCGCGTCGTTATAATAGATGAGCATGAGTAAATGTAATATGAGTCAGTTATTAGCTTTAAAACCTTTAATCGCCTTGAGATATCCACCTCATCAAAACCATCAAAATAAAAAACTCCCCTGCCAGAAGCCAGTAATTCTTTAACACCTGAAGGCTCACAACAAACCCCATAACTCAATAAATGTTCCATCACCAAATCGATGCAGCTAAGGTTTTTATCGTAATCACAATCCCTCAAAGTAATAAAAAAAGGAAATCTATCGGCTGCAATCATTTCCTCGATAAACAACTTTCTCATTATAGTTGTTTTGCCCTGACCTGCACTACCAGTTATAGAAAGGCAACCATCTACTTTCAAAGTAGTTCCATCAGTGATCAATATTTCTTGACCACGAACACGATTGCTTATACTCAACGGAACATAAATATCATTTAAGCTTATATCCCGACCATCTCCGTTTAAAGTCTTGAATGTCATAATTCTGGAAATGACTTTATTTTCGTAACTTTCAGCAAGGCTTTGAGTTTTCAATTGTGCGACAATACTTGCTGCTTTAGTAAAACCAGCAGAAATAAACAATTCAGTAAGTTTTGTTGCGCATGTTCTAACCAAAGACTTATCTGTTGAAATGATATTTTTAGACCAGATAACCATATTACTTCCTTTTAATTTTCAAGGTGATTTTGTAATAAACCCAGAGCTAATTGTTTTTCATCTGGCTTAAGCTGTTCAATCAGGAATTTCACCAACTTGTTGCCAGTTAGCCCGCTGGGACTCAGTGAGTGTGAGAACGTCGCGTTAAAAACGAACGTATGGCCGCATTCAACTTCTGAACAGCCGCAGTATAAATCCGCCAGTTTCTTATCTTTCCAGTCAGATTTACGAATGGTGGCCGGTGATCCACACTCAGGACAATTAATTTTAAAGATGCGCATGATTCCACCCCCGCACGCCAGTGCCAATAATGAGCCTGATTTTAACTTATCTGCGCTCATTTTTCGCCCTTATCCGGGCTAATTACCGGAATATCGACGTCGAATCTCAGGTGTAAATGTGGAGGGATTTCCCGGTCGGTGTTGATGCCGTTCATAAACTTACGTTGAAGCGGGATCACCTCGTCCTTGCGATAGGTTTCGCGGGCCGTTTCCGGGTTCCCCATAACGGCGCCGTTTGTCGGGATAATACCGGCCAGACCAGCCGGGAATCGGTGGGCAGTAAAAACGTCCTGTGCGGTAATCCCTTTAATATTCGCAAACTCGTCTTTCGCGCTAACCTCGCCGACCGGCAAAAGCTTCACCCCGTCCGGATCACCTTTCGGAATGTTGATAAACATATTGCGAAAATTGCCCAGCCCTTTGGACTGCTCAATCTTAGTTTTGATTTCGGCTTCCACTTCGCCGGTGATGTTCGGGTCATTGGCATAGAGAATAAAGCCCATATGTGCGCCGTTGTTGTAGTAACGACGCCTGAAAATCGTCGCCTCACTGTTGAGTAACACAGAATGGATGCCGCCGATGTAGTCCGGCAATCCGTAAACCTGTTGGCGTGGGTCATACATTTTGAAGAACACCACGTCGCGCGGCTCGTATACCAGCGGTGGCCCCTCCTGCAATACAGCAAACTCCCCCGTTTTTCGGCAACGCAGATACAGCGACGGCAGCGGAAGCAGGTCGATCACCTCCCCAAATACGTTACGAATTTTCAAAACGGCCACGTCCCCGAAGGTCAGGTAGTCGAAAGCCATTTGTTCGACCTGGTCACTGGACAACCCGCCCCCCAGATAGCCACCGGCCACCATGTTACGCCGTGCATACAGCACGCCGCCGTGCTGGCCGTTAAGGTTCGGCAGCTGTGCTAGGGCCATACGGTCAATTGGCAAACTCCAATGATCATAGGCATTGTCATACCAGATATTCAGGTAATCCGTGCCCGTCGTGAGAATGGGTTCCGGTTCGCCGAAGGTGATAACGCTGCCCTTACCAGCCATCGGGGAAAATGTTTTCGGTCGCGCAACTGCGGCGCCGTGCTGTTTTTTTTGCTTACGCTGTTTCGTTGTCATGCTGCTTGTCCAAAGGCCCAGGTAGACGGGCGGTCAAATTCGTAGTCGATTGGTTCATTTATCACGGCGTGAGAAATGGCGAAGAACACGTCCGCGTGTCCGGTGGCGTCCGAGCGTTCGGCGACGAACGTCAGCGCGTTGCCGCTGGCCGTTGTCGTCCGACGTATAGCCATGAAACTGGCCGGGATTTCGGCGCGTTCATTATTCGTTTCGTCCTGGGCATCTTTGGCCCACTCGATGCGCTTACGCTCCACCACGTCGATCATCTTCATCACCAGACGGTTTTTACTCTCGACGCTGTACAAAATGGCGTTGGCTTCACGCGGCGCAAACTTCGTCACCAGGTCATACACCCCTTTACCGATGCCGGTCGTATCGATGCCGATATAGGTGATGTTAAATCGGCGCATCAGCTGTTTGATCTGCTCGGCCTGCCAGCTGAAATTAAGCCCCTGCCATTGGTAAATGGCGAGAACGCGGAAGCGCTCGCCGTCGTGTATCGGCGGGGCCACTATCACAAAGGTGGAATTGTCCCCCGACCGCGACGGGTCAAAACCGGCCCAAACCTCACGGTTTCCAAATGGCCGGGCGGCGGTCGTGTCGTAATCTCCCCAGGTTCCCGCATCCACTTCACACGCCACCAGGGCGGCCAGCTTGAACACTGCGTCCTTACTGTCGACGAACTGGCACATGTAAAGCATGGCGAAGGCGGTCGGATTGTATTTATTGCGCAGGCGCTCAATGTCGACCAGGGCGGCGAGTCCGCCTTCGATGGCGTCTTCCATGGTGATGATGTAACGCCAGATTTCATCCGGGCAGCGGATGCCCGCTTCTCGCAATGCCTTCTCTTTGGGAAAGACCTTACCTTTGCGTTTCGGGTCGTCCTCGCTCCACGCCTCCCCCGTCCACACGGTATAGGCCTGGTGAGTCTTCGCGCTGGGTGTTGAAAAATAGGTCGTGCGAAATTTGTTATGCGTCGCCATGGCTGACGCCACTTCGTGCAGGCGGGTGAATTTCGGGATCCAAAACACCTCGTCACCGTACAGGTGGCCGTTAAAGCCCTGCGCCGTGCTGGCATTGGTAGACAAAAACCGCAGAACGGCGCCGTTGCTGAGTCGGATATTTTTCCCGGTCAGCGTCACGCCGAAATGTTGCTGTGCAATCTGGACGATGTATTCGCGGAAGATTTCGGACTGTGCGCGAGAGGCCGAGAAAAAGACCTGATTGTCGCCACTGATGACCGCGTCTTCGAAGGCTTCCCAGGCAAAATAGTAGGTCATGCCTACCTGGCGGCTTTTCAGGATAAACCGCCAGTCTTCATCCTTGTGCTCACGGCAATGCATCTGGTAGTCGAACAGATGTTCACGCGCCCACTCGTCGAGCATTTCCGCCGTGATGCCGGACACGTCGTTTTTCTTATAGCGGCGTTTGCGCCCCTCTTCTGGTTCACCATCCGGGCCGTGTCCGCCCTCATAGCTCGCCGTGCTTTTGGCTTTAATCTCGGCCATCTTCTCGGCGTGCTTATTGTGCTGGGCCATCAGCTTGACGTGCTGGGCGACCAGGTCGCGGAGTTCTTCCAGTTCCAGGGAGGTTTTTTTCTCCCGGCGCGTCAGCTGGTCAATGCGCCGGGCGATCACATGCTCGACGGATTCGACCGGCAGCAGGGATGCCCACTGGCCGACGTCCGCCCAATGGTAAATGGTACGCGGCGGGAGGTTTAATTCCTGCGCGATATCTTTCGGCTGCCAGCGTTTAATATATAAAGCGCGGGCGGCCTCTTTTATTTCATCTGAATATTTAGCCATGCGGCTATTATGACGGGATAAAACAAAGCAATTCATCATTAAATATCGGCAATAGTAGGTTAACGCCTTATATCCGAATGCACCCGAAATAAAGTGGGTGCGCGTTATCCCTCAATTCGTAATACTGCCCTCCACAGAATACCGTCTGATAAATTCATTAATTATTAAGGTCAGTTATGCCGCAACCTAATTACCGTACTGAATGGCTTTGCATTGCCACGTCGGGCCAGGCTGTAGACGGTCGCGTCATTGAAGCGCAATGGCTGAATGATGCGGCAGAAACTTACACCCGTAACACTTACACCGCCATGATTTGGCCGCACCACCCTCAGTATGATTTAGGCGAACGCGAATTCACCTGCAACCTGGGCGAGGTGGACGCGCTGAAAGTGGAAACCGAAGGCGACGTCACCAAGCTTTACGCCCAGCTCATTCCAAATCAGTTTTTAATTGATGCCAACCGGATGGGGCAAAAGCTATTTACCTCCGCTGAGTTTATTTCTGATTTCGCGGGCAGCGGTAAAGAATATTTATTCGGCCTTGCTGTAACAGATATTCCCGCCAGTCTGGGAACGGAAAAATTAAAGTTCATTTTAGCGGGCGAAGAAAAAGATGCCGCGCGCGGAAGTTTAGAAACGTTCAGCCTCGGCACGTTAAAAAATAATAAGGCTGAAAAGAAAGAATCCTCTTTATGGGCGAAGTTATTTTCCTCCCGCAAAGAGTTTACGCCAACGCCAGAACCCAATACCGACACTGAAACCAACAAGCCCACCGAGGGCGAGGAACAAAAGATGGATGAGTTAAAAGCCCTCTTAGAACAAATGCTCAAAATGATGCAAGACGGCCAGGCAGCTGCCGAAGGTGAAAACACCGACGCAGATACACCGGAACTGGCCGCCGACGAAGTCGCCGACGTTGCCGAAAATATCGCGGATGCCGCCGAACAGGTTGCAGAACTGGCCCAAGACGTTGCCGAGAACCCGGAAGACGAAGTCAAAGCGGCAGAATTTACCGTTGCGAAAGCCAATCTGGTGAAAGCCATGAAGGCGTTTAACGTCAAACCGGTAAAAGCATCCCGCCGTGAGCGTCGCCAGTTCAGCGCACAACGCCGTAAAGCAGATAAAGCCCAAACGCCGACCGACGTGTTTACCCAGTTCTCCGCGCAGCTGACCGACGTCATGACTAGGTTATCAGCGAAGGAAAACGACGGGACGCGACGCCCTGGCAGTGCGCCGGGTGGCAGTAATAAACCGTTTGATTTCGTCTAATTCGCTCGTTTTTTAGGAAATATAAATTATGCGTTTAACCCCCAAAGCCGAGGCGATGCTTCATAAGTACGCCGCAGGGCTGGCAAAAGCTAACGGCCAACACAGCACCTCCCGTTATTTTTCCCTGACGCCACCGAAGGAAACCCAGCTTCGTGACGCACTGTTGCAACAGTCGGAATTCTTACGCCTGGTCAACGTGATGGACGTCGACCAGGTCAACGGCCAGGTTGTCAGCACCGGTAAACCCGGCATTTATACCGGTCGTAAAAAAGATGGCCGCTTCACACGCCCGATGGGCGTTGATGGCAACGATTACAAGCTGGTTGAAACAGATTCAGGCTCATACCTGCCTTATTCCCTGCTGGTTATCTGGGCCAATTCCGGCAGCGAAGACGAGTTCTTCCAGCGCATTCAGGCGTTCAGTAATGAATCCTTTGCGCTCGACATGTTGCGCGTCGCCTTCAACGGTATCAGCGCCGCTGACGATACCGACCCCGATAAAAATCCTAACGGTGAGGACGTCAACGTCGGTTGGCACCAACTTGTAAAAGACCGAGCACCCGCGCAAATCATCACCGGTGACATCACCATTGGTGGCCCGAACGCTGATTTTATGGGCCTCGACGCAGCGGTCACAGACTTAGTGCATACCAGTATTTATGAGCCTTACCGCAATGATCCGCGTCTGGTTGTTCTGGTATCTGCTGACCTTATCGGCGCTGACGCCACCACCATGATGAACATGGTTGATCGCCCGACCGAGAAAGTGGCCGCGCAATTAATCAACCGTCAGATTGCTGGCCGCGTTGCCTATACGCCACCGTTTATGCCGGAAGGTCGTTTAGCCGTCACTACCCTGGACAACCTGCATATCTACACACAAGCAGGTACCCGTAAGCGTAAAGCCGAGTGGAACGATGACCGCAAGCGCTTTGAAAACAGCTATCTGCGCATGGAAGGTTATGCGGTTGAGCACGATGAACTGTATGCCGCTTACGACAAACTGACGTTAGCGACTGGCACAACCGAACCAGCGGCTACCAACAAACCAAACGAAGGCGAATAAATATGGCCATGTCCCCGTGTCAACGCCACCGAGCCCAGGTTAAGGCCGCCAAAGCGCTGGACAACCGCGAAGCGCTCACCGCCTCTCCGGTCAGTTTCCACCTGCAAAAGCTGGAACTGCAAAGCGACGTCACGCAGCTGCGCAGCCTGCCGCGCACCGAAGACCGCGTCGAGTTCAAGCGCGATCACCTGCTGCCGCGTTGGTTGCCGACCGTAGAAGCCTACCTCGCCGGTGATAAGAGTTATGCAAATCCGGCCCTGGTGTACTGCGTGATCTGGCTGTTTGACACCGGGGAAATGGAAAAGGCGCTCGACTGGGCAGACGCGGCCATCGCCGAAGGTCAGGCCATGCCTGAAAACTTCAAAAGCACCTTACCGGCGTTCGTGGCCGATACCGTCATGGAATGGGCCATCACCGAGGCGGAAGCCGGTCACAGCCTGGAACCCTACTTCACCCGGACGTTTAACAACATCCGCGACAAGTGGCGGTTGCATGAAGACATCAACGCCAAATGGTTCAAGTTCGCCGGGCTGTACATGCTGCGCGACGAGAACGGCAAGCCGCGAGCCACCGCCGTGGAGGACGTCGACACGCTGGAACAGGCCGACGCCCTGCTCGCCCAGGCGGAAAAGTACAACCGAAACGCCGGTGTAAAAACCATGCGCGAAAAAATTCAGGCCCGCATTAACAGCCTGGTCGCGCAGTAACGACTACCGCTAGCCGGGGCGGGCGCGGTGGAGGCATAAAGCCCGTAAAGCTTTTTGGCCGTGGAAACCGTTAGCCCGCTTCTCACATTTTTAGAGGTGTACCCGATGAGCGCCCCAAGTTTCAGCATCAGCGGCACGCCGGTGACGTATCAGAACGACACGATCACCAACGGCGTGGCCTTCTGGCCCGATTTGAACCTCGCCGAGTTTCAGAAATCGCGCACCCTGCCCGCCGACCTGCCGCCAGAGATTGCAGGCGTGGCAGTACTGGCCGCCATTGCTGAGGTCAACGACACGCTGGGCGACGTGGTCACCTACTGGACAGGCAAGGGAAACACGAAAGCTAAGGACGTGCCCGGTGCAACGCTGGGCGATGAAAATCAGCTGACGGCGCAGTACAAAAAGGCCGTCTATGCCAGGGCGAAAGCTGATTTGCTGGGGGAGTTCGCCACCATCGGGCGCCGTGAATCGCATCCGGGACAGGAAAGCACCGACACCCGCGCCAACCTGCTGGCCGAGGCGGCTTACGTCATGCGCAACATGTTGCAGCTGCCGCGCGTCGGGGTGCATCTGATATGAGCCAGTTGGAGAGCCTGACCGCATTCATTACCGCGAACCTGCCCCCGGAAGCCATGCAGATGTTTGAAAGCGCGATGGACGATTGCGAGATCAGCCGCAACGCCAAAGCGCTGGGACTGGGGCAAAGGCGCATCGGGATATTGCGATACAACGCGCATTTATCCTGGGACAACTTCCCTTACCGGCGTTTTTCGCCCGGCGTGGTGTATGCCCTGGTGTTGGCGTGGATTGATGAGTACGCCAACGAACTGCACGGACAGTTAAATCTTCCCGACCCCACGGTCGACCCTGAGTTTGACGATGAAGGTTCGTGCATTTTGGACATCGTGGTCGCCCTGGCTGACCCGATCATCATCAAACCCAGCAACACCGGAGCGATACCGTTCAAGGGTGAGCGCTGGGAGCTGGTCGGCGCCGAAGTCTGGACAGCGACAGAGGCCGAGATAGTGACGCAGCACGCGGGTGAATCGTGATCCGCGGTGAACTGAATAAACGTCAGCTGCAAAACCTGCGTGCGGCACTGGCCGCCGCTGATTTACCGCCGAAGAAACGCCAGCGCCTTTTATGGCGTATCGCCAAACTCGGCATCATCGTGGCGGCCAAACGCAACCAGCGGAATCAGGCGAACCCGGACGGTACGCCCTGGTCACCGCGAAAACGCGGCAAGGGCAAGATGCTGCGCGGCCTGCCTAAACTGCTGGCCGTGCGTGAAATGCCCGAAATTCAGGGCGTCAGGATTTACCTCAAGGGCGGGAATTACCGCAACGGGACGAAGCCCATTGCGGCGGGCGTGGTCGGTGCGGCGCAGCAAAACGGCACCCGTACCACCATGAGCGCCGATAAGGCCCCGCGAAAACCGCAGGCCAACCGGCCCGCGCTGCCGCGACAGGCTAAAAAGCTGCGCGCGCTGGGCTACAAAGTTCGCCAGGGAAAACGCTGGGTGAAGCCATCCAGCAAGAAAATCATGGAAACCATGAGCATGGCCCAGGCGGGGCTGCTGATTAAAAAATTACGGGGCACACCGTCAAAACGCACCTGGACGATTGATTTACCTGGCCGCGTGTTTTTAGGCGTAAGCAACGATGAATTCAACAAAATACTTGCGCGGCAATTGCAGGCGATCGGCTTCGGCTGGGACGTCAACGCGCAGGACATCACGGAGTAACCATCATGACCTGGCCTAATGTCAACGTCAGTCAGATTAACCGCTTCAACGGCACCACGACCGACGTCGAGCGCGTCGTCCTGTATGTCGGCTACGGCACAACCAACGTCGGGAAAACCCAGGCGTTAAACACCGGCAGCGATCTGGATAAAGCCCTGGGCGATAACGCCAGCCTGCTGAAATCCCTGGTTGCCGCCGCTGCGAACAACGCCGGTCAAAACTGGTTCGCCTTCGTTCACGTACTGGCGGCACCCGATACCGAGGCAGAAGACTACACGCCGGATGCCGACTGGATGGCCGCCATTCAGGCCGGGCAGAACGTGGCATCGGTCGAAGGCGTTGTCCTGGCATTCGATACCGAAACACCGGCCACCATCAACCGGGCTACGGAAATGCGATCCACCCTGCAAGCCAAATACGGGCGTTTCGTGTGGTTCGCGCTGTCCGTGGGCGGGCCGCAGTCTGCTGAAACGTGGGCCGACTACCTCACCCGCATGGCCTTGCTGCAAGAAGGGATCGCCTCTCCCGGTGTCCAGCTGGTACCGCGCTTGTGGGGGAGTGAACCCGGCGTTCTTGCTGGTCGCCTGTGCAACCATTCGGTGACCATCGCCGACAGCCCCGCCCGCGTGGCGACGGGTGCGGTGACCGCGCTCGGCAGCGACAGCCTGCCCAAAGACGGCACCGGCGTAGAGATTGATTTGGCCGTGCTGCAAGCGCTGGAAGCCAACCGGTTCAGCGTGCCGATGTGGTACCACGATTTCGACGGCATTTACTGGTCGGACGGTCGCACGCTGGACGTGGAAGGCGGCGACTACCAGACCATTGAAAACGTGCGCATCGTCGATAAAACGTCTCGCAAGGTGCGTTTGCGGGCTATCCCGAAAATCGCCGACCGTTCGCTCAACAGCACGCCGGGCAGCATCGCCGCCCACGTGACGTACTTTGGCAAGCCGCTGCGCGATATGGCGATCACCACCCAAATCAACGGGGTGGAGTTTCCGGGCGAAGTCAAACCGCCGAAAGACGGAGACATCAGCATCACCTGGTCGAGTAGCGTCAAGGTGCAAATTTTTATCGTGGTGCGACCGTACGAAAGCGCGAAAGAAATCGGCGTGAGTATCGAACTCGACACCTCACTGGAGAGCTAACCCATGACAGAACGCATTAGCGGCGGTTCGTTCGACGTGAACTATGACAGCGTCATGATCCACGTCGAAAACGCTACGGTGACCATCACCGACAACAGCACCGCCGTGCAAACGCGCGGCGTACCCAACGGCCACGTCAAAGGTTCAGTCACGGCAGACGTCGAAATCGAAGTCGACTCCCTGAACTTCAAGAAATTCACCGCCGTGGCACGTGCGGCGGGCTCGTGGCGTGACATCGCGGAAAAAGACTTCTTGTTCTACGCCAACGCGGGCGACGAAGAGGAAAAAATCGAGGTGTTTGGCTGCGTCCCTACGCTGTCCGACCTGGTCAACATCGCCCCGTCTGAGGCCAGCAAGACCACGAAGAAAATCAAATTCATGGTCACCAGCCCGGACTTTGTCGCGATCGACGGCGTGCCTTATCTGTCAGCCCGCGACACGCGCGACTTGAAAGGATAACGCAATGCCAAACGGTGAAACCTCACTCCTGACCAAGCTGCTGTTAATTGGCGCGGTCATTGGTCTGGGGCAACTCATGGTCAGCAATGAGCGCATTACGGTGCGCACCTTGCTGGGCCGGATAATTTTAGGGTCGGCGGTCGCACCGATCGCCGGGATTGCACTGCTGCAATTTGAAAACATGCCTGAACTGGCGGTGATCGGCATCGCGTGCGGTCTGGGGATTTTGGGCAGCGCGATCATCGAAGAGTATTTCAAACGCTGGCTAGACCACCGGCTGGCTAAAAAGAGGGGCGAGAACCCATGACACTGAGCCAAAAACAACAGCAGTTCACCCGCATGGTGGGCAAGTTGATCGCCTGGGCCGATGCCAACGGCTACGCCCTGACGTTCGGCGAAGCCTACCGCACGCCGGAACAGGCAAAGCTGAACGCCAAAAGCGGCGCCGGTATCGCCAACAGCCTGCACACCCTGCGTCTGGCCGTGGATTTTAATCTGTTTATCGGCGACGTCTGGCAGACCGACAGCCGCGCATTCTCGCCGCTGGGCGAGTATTGGGAAAGCCTGGGCGGGAGCTGGGGCGGTCGCTTCAGGTCAAACCCGGACGGCAACCATTTCAGCCTTGAACATAACGGGGTGCGCTAGTGCGTGCGCTGTGGGGGCAAATGCTCGTTTTCGCCGCCGTGTTTTATATCGGCTGGATTGCCCACGGCTGGCACAACGCAAAGTTAGAGCTGGCGGCCAGTCAGTCGGCGGAGAAAACCCGCGTGATTGTCACCGAAGCGACCCGGCAATCCGGGCAGGTACTGGAAGCCAAATTAGCGGAGCTAAAAGCCAATGAAATCCACACCGAGCGGGAAATCCGCACGGAAATTATTAAGCCGGTGTTTAGCAACGTCTGCGCTACTGATGAGTCTGTCCGGGTGTTCAACCAGGGCGTTGAACGCGCCGAGCGAACCCTATCAGGAAAATCAGCTGACCCTGTGCCCGGTCAACCTGCCCCGACTGGCGGGCAAAACCGGCACTGATTTTAACGCGGCGCTGACACGGTATTTTCAGCTGTATACCGACTGCGCCGCACGACATAACGCCCTGGTGGGCATCATCCGAGAACGTAAGGAATTAGAACAATGAGCATCCCAAAAAATAAAACCATCACCATGACCGTGGCCGGTGTCCAGTTGACCTTTGAGCCAAACAAGACCGCGTTTAATGGCCTGATGAATGAAGTCACCCAGACCAACAAAATGGCGCCCATGGTCACCTATCTGGGCCGCATCGTGTCGCCGGACTCAAAGGCCGCGCTCACGCAGCTGCTTGACGACTATCCGGGCGTTGAGCTGCAAATCGCCGATAAGGTGAATTCGATTTACTCGCCGCAGGTTGAGATTGAAATAAAAAACTAAAGGCGCGGGTAGCGGCCATCCGCGCCAATGCGCTGGAACAGTACCTGACGCTGCGCCGCTATTACCTGCCCCACGAAGACGATACCGAAGAAAGTCTCGCCCGCGCGTTGTGGCTTGACGAGTATTTCGCGCAGACCAAAGCCTATAAAACGGCGGAGGGGATCGCGATAGCCTTAAACGGAAATTGAGATGAGCCATTTAGATTTTACATTGAGCCTAATCGACAAACTGACGCGACCGTTAAAAACCGCGCAGGCGTCGCTGACCGGCTTCGCCGAAAAATCGCAGGCGTCATTTCAAAAAATCGGTATCGGGGCCGCCGCCGTCTGGGCGGTCGCTCAGTCTATCCAGGGCGTTGTCGGCCCGGCGTATGAAATGAATGCGGCGCTTTCGGAGATTGGTACCAAAGGCGTGGCACAAGACACGCTCGATAAGCTGTCCAGCTCGGCGCTGAAATTCAGTATCCGCTACGGCAAAAGCGCGGTCGACGTGGTCAATTCAAGCTATGCGATCAAAGGCGCAATGGCCGGGCTTGCTGACCAGGACTTGCCGCGCGTGACGCTGGCCGCCAACACGCTGGCCGCAGGGGTTAAAGCCAGCGGCGAGGAAGCCGGGGAATACATCAGCGCGATGGCCGCGCGTTTTAACAGTGACCTGTCCAGCCTGGGACACGTGCGTTTTGCCGAAGAACTGGCGGGGAAAACCGCCTACATGGTGCAAAACTTTGGCGTAAAAATGCAGACCATGCAGGAGCTTATCGAAGGCACCAAAAACGCCGGGGCTGACTTTGGCGTCAGTATGGACGAACAGTTCGCCGTGCTGGGCACCTTGTCGCGCACGCTGGGCACCGAATCCAGCGGTATTTATGAGCAGTTCCTCCGCAGTGCGCCCGCCGCTGCCGAAAAGCTGGGCATGAGCTTTGTCGACGCCACCGGCAAGATGCTGCCAATGGGCGACATCCTGCAAAAGCTGCAAGACAAATACGGCCAGAGCATTGAAGGCAACGTCAAGGCCCAGCAGGCGTTAGACGCCGCGTTCGGCGGCGGGGCCGACGTGATTAAAAAACTGTACGGCCAGCAAAACATTCTCAATAAGAGCATCAGCGCACTGGGCCGCAATGACGGCATGAAGCGGGCCGAAGAAATGGCCGCCAAAATGGCGAAACCCTGGGAGCGGATCACCGCGTCTTTTTATGCGATTCGCGTCGCCATTGGTAACACCTTACTCCCTATCCTCACCCCGCTGATTAACCGCGTGGCCGACGTGGGCGCGAAGTTTGCCCGCTGGCTGGATATGTTCCCGAACATCGCCCGCTGGCTGGGTTACATCACGCTTGCCGTGTTGTCCTTTGGCCTGGTCGGCGCCGCTGCAAACATCGTGATGGGCGTGTTTGGCTTCACCATGATGGGGCTGACTGGTATCGCCAAAGTGCTGGGCCTCGCCTGGAAGGCGCTCACCTGGACGCTGAATTTACTGCGCCCCTCCCTGATTACTACCCGTATCGGTCTGGCCGGTCTGTGGATCCAGTCCAAATTACTGGCGGTCTGGACGGGCGTCTGCCGCGTGGCCCTGTTTGCCTGGAATGCCGTCCTGAAAGCCGGGGCCATTGCTATGCGCATTTACGGCGCCGCGACGATGTTCGCCGGGGTGGCGATGCAGATTTTGACCAGCCCGATCACCTTAATCATTGCCGCACTGGCCGCGCTGGCCGTGGGTATCTGGTACGTGGTCACGCACTGGGATGAGCTGAAAGCCGCCGTGATGGAAACCGCCGCATTTGCCTGGGTGATGGAGACAGCCGAAAAAGTCGGCCAGGTCTTTGCCGTCGTGTGGGATGCCATCGCCCAGGGCTGGGACGCCGTAGTGCAATTCTTTACCGGCCTGTCCCCGGTCGCCGCGTTCGAAGGGTTTTCCGAGGCCATCGGCAGCGTCTTCAACAAGCTGTTTGACGTGCTTAAAAATACCTTTGCATCGACTTATAACTGGATAGTCGAAAAGCTAAACAAAATCCCCGGCGTCAATATCGACCTGAAAACCGTCGAGACACCGGCAACGAACGCGAAGGTACCCGCACAAGTGGTCGCCGTCCCCTCACCGGGTATCAGCCTGCCACCGCAGCCGGTGGCCGTCCCGTCTGCCGCAGTAAATTTGCCGCCGCAAGTGTCAACGCTGCCGCAGGTGAATGTCCCGGCAGTCCGTGCGCCGTCGCTGATGTCGGCCCCGCTTCCCACAGAACTGCCCGCCCCTGCGCTGGTGGCGGCCACCGCAGACAGAGCCAGGCCGCCCAAGCTGGCCGGGGGTGAAAACCTATTATCCGGGAACAAAGTCGGTTCGGTCGTCCCGCGCGAAGGGCTGATGAGCCAGGTTAAATCCGACAGCAAAACCGTCGTCGACAGCCGCAAAACGTGGGGTGATACCTACATCAACGCGCCGAACGGCATTACCCCCGGCCAACTGGCCGAATGGCAGGAGATGAACGCAGGATGAGCGACGCCCCGATTTACATTGATTTGCTGATTACTGGCCGGGATTTCACGCTCGACAGCGGCAACGAGCCGCAGCTGTGCAACAACCGCGTCAGCATCGGCCAGGACATTATTCACAGCATCTTAGAAAGCGGCATCACCGCCAAACTGATAGGCGAACGCAGCCCGACCATGCGCGGCGACGTCCTCACGCAGCTGACCTTGCTGGTAGAAAGTGACACCCGCCTGATACCCGGCACGATTGTGATCACCGAAGAAAGCTTGTCGCGCCTTTACATCACTGCCGAAACCTACGATTTCGGCCAGGTTAGCCAGGGAATGAACTATGACTGAGAAACCGACCGTTGATTTTGAGCAGGTATTGCGCGACAGCGGGATGCCGACCACCGAAGCCGAAATCGACACGGCATTTAAAGCCATCGTAAAAGATGAAAATTATGTGACCAATACGTCGCGCATGTCCCCGTTCTGGCGGCTTATTCAAAAAATCGTCAGCACGCCGGTGCTGTGGCTGAAAGACGTGTTAGTCCAGGTCGTGTTAACCAATATGTTTGTCGCGACGGCCACCGGCCCGATGCTGCGCCTTCTCGCCTGGGCGGTGAACATCGAAGCCAAACCGGCCAGCGCGGCGGCGGGCGTCATCCGTTTTTACAAAACCACCGCCGCCAATGCCGTGACCATTAACGCGGGAACACTTATCCAGACGGAGCGCATCAACGGCGTGGTGTATGGGTTGAGTGTGAACCGCGACGTTACCCTGCCAGCCGGTGTTGAAAGCGGCTTAATCGACGTCACCGCCACGGGTAACGGAACGGGTTACAACCTCGCACCGGGCTATTACCGCATTTTGCCGATCGCCGTGGCCGGTATCGCCAGCGTGGTCAATGAAGATGACTGGCTGACCACGCCGGGCGCCGATGAAGAAACCGACGACGAGCTACGCGACCGAACCCGCAACCAGTTTAACCTGGTGGGCAACTACCACACGGACGCCATTTACCGCAGCATGATTGCCAGCGTGGTGGGCCTGAGCGTGGACCGCATTTTCTTTTTGCACGATGCCCCGCGCGGCCCCGGTACCGCCAACGCCTATTTGCTGCTCGACAGCGGCGAGACGTCGCAGCCCTTTATCGACGCGGTGAATGACTACATTAACAGCCAGGGCCACCACGGCCACGGCGATGATTTGCAGTGTTTCGCCATGCCTGACACCACGCACACGCTGGCCGTGACGGTGTATGTGCTGAGTAAAGAGAACATGACTTCGGAAGAACTGGCCGAACTGCAATCCGGCGTGACCAACTTGATCCGCTGCGCCTTTCGGGAAAATGCCAACTATGAGGTCAAAAAGACCTGGCCTTACGCTCGCTTCTCCTTTTCCAATCTGGGCCGCGAATTACATAAAACGTTTCCGGTTATCGACTCGCTGAGTTTTTCACTGGCCGACATTATCAGCGAACTTTCCGTCCCGCGTCTGGCCGGGCTGACCGTGGAGATCCGCAATGACTGATTTCCTGACCCAGCTTAAAAGCCTGAAACTGCCGTCATGGATGGATGCAGGCGAACCCGCGAAATTACTCCGGGCAAGCGTCCGCTTTTGGTCACAGGTTTACGAGTGGGTAACCTGGCCGCTCAAACAGTTTGATCCGCTCACCTGTGCCGAACCGCTGTTAAACCTGCTTGCCTGGGAACGCGACATCACCCGGTTTAACGGAGAGCCGTTGAGCCTCTACCGCAAGCGTGTGAATTACGCCTTTATCAATGCTCAAGACGCCGGGGAGATTGCCGGGTTTATCGCAATATTCAGCCGTCTGGGCATTGGCTATGTCGAATTGCTGGAGCGTCAGGACGGGCTGGACTGGGACGTCATCGTCGTGCGGGTGACTGATAGCCAGGTTGCGGATAACAGCGATCTCCTTTTAGAGATTATCCGCAAATATGGCCGCACCTGCCGACGCTATCAGTTTGAGGTGATCACCTCGCTGCCCCTGCATATCAACATCGGTTGGTATCAGGGTGAATATATTTGTTACCCGGCCAGCCTGGGCGACATCAACACCGAATTAAGCGCAACGTATAGCGCGAGTTTGTAGGGGAACAACATGTCACAAGCGGTCATTACCAAAGCGTTTACCCAGTGGAAAGCGCAGCAAGCGGTCGATAACAAAGCCGTCACGCTCGACGAATTTATTTTTGCGAACGTGCCTGGTCTGGACGTTACAAAACCTATCAGCAACACCGAAGGCATCCCCGCCGCCGATAAGATTGTTTATCGTCAGACAGTGGGCAAAACCGGCGTAGTCAATACGAATGCCGTGGTGTATTCGGTCACGCTGGGCGCCGACGTGGGGGATTTCGATTTCAACTGGATTGGGCTGATTAATAAGGCCAGCGGCACGCTCGCCATGATTATTCACGCCCCGACGCAGCGCAAAGTCAAAAATGCCAGCGGCCAACAGGGCAACGTCCTGGTGCGCTCAATGCTGATGGAATACAGCGGCGCACAGACAGCGACGAGCATCACCACCCCGGCAGAGACGTGGCAGATTGATTTTACCGCCCGCCTGGCCGGGATGGATGAAGCCGATCGCCTGAACGCGCTGGATATTTACGGCGCCGGTGCGTTTTTCGATAACGGCTTTTTAGTGGCAAAAACCGGCACCCAGTATTTTGTGACCAAGGGTTTAGGGTACATAGGAGGGCTTCGCGCGGCGCTGGCGGCAAATCAAAACGTTGCCGTGTCGGCAAAGCCGACCAAAGTCTGGGCAGACGTCAGCTACCAGGGCACGCTGACCAGCGCGTTTAAAACGGACATTAAATTCACCGTCGCGGCCACGCTTGCCGACTACACCACCAACGGCATCGCGCACTATGTCTTTGCCCTGGCGAGTATTGACGCGAACGGCGTTATCACAGACTTACGTCCAAAGGGCAGCAGCCAATATCTGCGCAGGGATAAAAACCTCACCGATATCGCTGATCCAGCCATAGCGCTGAATAATTTAAACGGCGTGCCGAAAACTCGCAAAATCAATAAGAAAGCCCTATCGGATGATTTTGACCTGACTGCCGCAGACGTCGGGGCGCTGCCTGTAGCATCCGCCGTGCTGGGTACGACAAATATCAACACACTGAATCTGGCAAATATTGGTGTTTATGTACAAAGCACGGGCGCAAATGCCACGCTAGCGAATGGCTATCCGGCAGGTTCGCAGGCGGCGGGAGTGTTGGAGGTGATCCCCGCCTCCTGGACGGGCGGAGTTTTGCAGCGTTACACCGTACAAAATACCGGGATGGTGTGGACGCGTGCCCTGAACGCCTCCTGGAATGGCAGCGATGGACCATGGCGTGAGTGGGTGCAAATAAGCGCGGTCAATTCCGTCAACGTACCCACGGCTATTTTGACAACCACCGATATCAATACGCTGGGTTTTGCCAGCGGCATTTCAGGCACGGCGATTTATTCGCAGCCTAAAAATGTGAACGCGAACGCCGCGCTGCATTATCCGCAGGCTATTGCCGGGACGCTGTATGTGACGCCGAGCGCCTACGGATGCCAGCAGATGTACGTGACTTTCACCGGCAATATCTGGAATCGCGGATTGTCCGGTGACTGGAACGGCGTAGATGGTCCATGGAAAGACTGGGTGCCAACCTACAGCGCGAACAATAAACCGACAGCCGCAGACGTAGGAGCATGGACGGCAGCGCAAAGCGCCGCCAGTGAAAAAGCGTTGGCCGATGAAATCGCCAAGGCGTTTAAAATTCGCGAAAACTTAACGGCGACGGATTCACCAAACACGCTTCGCGGCAGTGCCATGTTTGGGCATTACGGCGTGCCAGGCGTTGCGGCAGCAACGACGGAAAAAGGCTATCCGATGAATGGTTTTGTCGGGGTTATTTTCGTTACCTGGGGGCCGAATGCCACGCAGCAAATTGCCTTTAACAGTAACGGGCGGCAGTTCACCCGATACGCCACCGGAGCATGGAACGGCACAGATGGCCCCTGGTCTGCCTGGAATGAAATGTACGGTCAGGCAAATAAACCAACATCTGCTGATGTTGGGCTGGCACTTGTCGGGAATTTTGCCGCCGTTCAGCAAGGCGGCGGTGTAGGTATGCAGACTAATAAAGTCTATATCGGCTGGACGGGGGCGAAGGTCAAAATTCAGGTGGATGCCTCCGACATGGGGGAGGTTTACACCACTAAATTTCCGCCACCACAAAGAGATTCATATACCAAAACGGAATCTGATGGCCGGTATATCTACCGTGATACGTCCACTACGGTTGGTTTTGTTTCGGGCAATGCAAATGATCCTTATATACGTCACTCAATCACCAATGGCGTTGTTGTCCTGCCCACCAGAGAGCAGCTGCAAAACGAAATTTCGGGAACTCGCAATTGGGCGAATAGCGATTTACGTAATGATATTTATGCCTACGGTGATAACCGCTATGTCTACGACGTACAGCGCGGCAGTCAGGCACTGGAGAACGGTTCCTTTGTTGCACAGGCCGATTGGGAAGCACCGACAGGCTGTTTCATGACAGGGATAAAAAACCGCGTCGATTTAGGGGACGCCCGAACAATGGGAAAATATTACCGCGCTTTAATGGTCAGAACGGCCAGCGGCGGATGGCGACAAGTAGGTAATTAACATGATCACATTTAAAAACATCAGAATTTCCAAACAGGTATTAGAAGAAAGCTTACCGCTCCCGGTTCTCTATTTCGAAGATGAAGACGGTAATGACTGGTACACCGTGCGCGATGAAAACTGGAAAGGTAAAAACCCCTTTATCGCGGTGGGACGGGATGGATTAATCAACACCTGGTCGGCAGATCCAAACTTTATGACGCTATCCGAAGGCGTCAGCGTTTATGAGATTTCGGCAAAAAAATTGCCGTCTGATATCGCGGAGCAGACCTACAGCTATCAGGGCGGTAAATTTATTAAGTTTGAGCCGGTGGCAACTGATGTAGCGGAGCAGCATAAAAGTGCATTGCTGGCACAAGCCGCAATCGCTATTGCACCGTTACAAGATGCCGTCGACGTTGACGATGTCACAGACGACGAACTGGCGACGCTGAAAGCCTGGAAAAAATACCGTGTCGCCCTTAACCGTCTGGATTTATCGACCGCACCGGATATTACCTGGCCGGAGGCACCGCAGTAATGTGGCGAGAGTCGATTATCCAGATAGCCGATGATATGGCTGCGCTGTCCTGCGCCGTGGTACCCGCGCACCCGTGGGTTTATGGACTGGGGCAATCGGCAGACTCAGGCGGTTATCTCAGCCCGGCCAATGCGCTGGGCTACCTCGCAAAAAAACTGGCATCCAGCGGGGGCAATGGCGATGTGATCGTCCTGATGATTGCCGAGAATACGCATGACGCATTTATGCAGGGACTAAGCAGTCTCGCCACCGTTTTTCCTGCGCCCGCATTTACCCAGGTCAGCAGAATGGCGAAAGCCGCTGCCGAGTTAAGCGCCGTAAAAATGCAGCTGCCTGCCAAAGTAGCCAACGCCCTGCCCGCCGCTGCGCCTCTTTCTGTACCGACGAACAGAGCCGCCGTGAACGCCCAGCGCGTCGCCGCCGCGCAGCTGGCCGCCGCCGTTACCAGCAGTACAGCAGGATTGAAACAACAGCTGGCCGGTTTTGTCCAGGCCCGCGCTGGATTGTTATCCGCCGTGAGTCAGGGACTGGAAGAACTCAAAGGAGCCAGCGCGAAAGTGTGGGCCTTTACCCATAGCGGAAATCACAACACCGGCGCCGTCGAGATATTAAAAAACATTCCGCTCACTACCGCCGTGCATACCGCCGCCATGATGTTCACCGGGGATTCCCTGGCCGATTTGGAGAAAATGTTACATGAGCCAGACCGCGCTACTCGCCCTTGATGGGGAAGGCATTGCGATGCAAAACATGCTGGTTTCGCCGTCGATGCAGTTTCAGGAAAAAGACCAGTCGGGGCAGACGTCCAGCACGGCCAATGCCGAACAAGGTATTAAAGCCAAAGAGCTGCGCGTCTCCGGTCTGATCACCTTCGACAATCAGACCGTGTTACAGCGACTTTTTCAAATTGCCTCGGCGACCGAATCCAGCGGCGCCCTCAAAACGTACCGAATCGCCAACGAAACGGCGACGGCCATCAACTTTCGCGAAGGCACATTCACCGGCCAGATTGATGCCACACCGCAGGAAGACATTCTCGCCTGGCAGGTCAGTTTCACCCTGCGCGAAAAAGGCAGCGTCCCGGAAAAACGCCAGGCACGAAAGGCGAACGCCACGGCCAGCACGAAGCAAACCGGCGCAGAAGGGGCGAACGGTTCGGCATCCGCCGATGAAGACAAAGACAAAATGAGTTGGTTTGAACAGAAAGTTTTAAAACCTGTGAATGATGCCCTGGGATAACTGAGCCATGAAACCAATAAAACGCCTGTACCTTTCCAGTGATACCGTGCACCTGGTCGACGTCACTCTGATGCTCGAGATAAATGCGTGCGGTCGGGGATTTATCACGGCCCAAACTGATAATGATTACACCGGCAAAATGGTGCGCTTAGACATTGGCTACGACGGGCTTGTCCTGCGCTGGTTTACCGGTTACGTCGTCAGGTCGCAGCCCGCAGAGAACGGCACGCAAAGACTTTTCGTCCGTGAACTCATCGGTATTTTTGATAAGCCGTGGCCGTGCTCATTCCAGCATCCGACCCTTCGACAGATTACTGATTGGATTAGTGAACAGAGCGGGTTAACGGTTGCACCGCCGACAGGCGCCGCCTATGCCGATAAGCCGATCCCCCACTTCACCCACAGCGGCACCGGGTACCAGCTTTTTGCAAATCTGGGCCGTGCGTTCTCCATCACGGATTACCTCTGGTACCAGCTGCCGGACGGCGCCGTCTTTGTTGGCGCAGCCCAGCACAGTATGTTTGCGGGTAAGCCGGTAGAAATTCCCGGTGAATTTAGCAAGGCAACGGCGGGCGGCAACTCCATGACCGTTCCCATGATCCAAAGTTTACGCCCCGGCGCCGAGGTGAACGGCCAGCGGCTGAATCAGGTGCGTCTTGATAACGACGATATGGCGATTTTCTGGCAACCACGCAACAAAGCCACCGGCCAGGCATTGCAAAAAACGCCTGTACAACGCCAGGTAGAAGGCGCGTTCCCGGAACTCGCCTCCGGGCTGCATCTGCCAAAATTCGCCAGGGTAGAGGCGCCGAGTGAAGACGTCAGCAGTGGAAATATTGCCGACCCATTCCGCCCTCGCTACGCCGTCGATTTGCAGCTGCTTGACGCAGACGGTAACCCCGCAGTCGATACGCCGGTTTATCCCGCCGTGCCGCTACCGGTACCGATGGCCGGAAGCGAATCCGGGATGTTTCAATTTCCGCCTCCCGGCACGCTGGTGGAAGTGGGCTTTACCGATGGCCGCCCGGACAAGCCGTTCGTGCGCCAAAGTATGCCGCAGGGGCAAAACCTGCCATCGGTTAAGCCAGGTGAACAGCTGCAACAACAGCGTGACGGCGTATCGCAGCGCGTGACCGTCGCCGGTGACTGGGAACGCCAGACAGACCAGACCATCCGCGAAATCTCCATGAGTCGGATAATCACAGCCGACGATGAAACCCGCACGCTGGTAGCCCGCGAAACCACCGTCCAGGCCACGGATAAAACCATCGTACTGGGTACGGCCACACTTCTGGCGGGTGCCGTTGTTCATGTCAGCGAGGGGGATTACAGCATCGGCACATCGGGTAATATGACCCTGTCATGCGGTAAAGATGCCAACCGCGCGGTCGGGGGCAATCTGGACGACAACATCACCGGCAATGCTTCGATGTCGGTCGGGGGAACCCTCACCGAGAAAATCACCGGCATACGCCGCAGCGTAGCCCAGGCACAACAGCTGATTGCGCCCGTGGTCAAACTGGGTACCGACGAAATCAACGTCCTCACCTTGCTGACCGATACGCTGACGGTCGTCAACGAACTGGCGAAGCTTGTCGCCACCCATACCCACCCTAGCACCGGCGCAAGTCAACAGGCTGCACAGTTCACTACGATCGCCGGTAAAACCGATACGCTGCGCAAGAAGTACGCCCCACTGATAGCCTGATTTTCCCATCATCGTGTAAAACGATCTGTAACGCCCACCATTGAACGCAGTACCCAAAGGCCGACACTGTTCGGCCTTCTTTTCGTTCGTCCAGCCACGCCCCACAGCCGCAGCAGAAACCCGCACACGGAAGCGCATACTAGACGGAAACGGCGCTACACCGCACCCGCCTGCACGATTTGGATCGCAAAAAATTTGCAAAAGAAATTTTGAGCAAACCACCCCGCCAGCCCGCGCGGTGTCTGGGGTTCTACGCATGAGCTGCGTTTGCACACTGCGCAAGCTTTTGCAGCGTTTTGCAAAACTCAGCAGGTCGCGGCCTGCTAACCATCTGATTAAGTGATTGTTTTTATTTGGATCTCTTTGCTTTTCGTCACGATCAAACTGATGGACGTACGCAGAAATTAAAAATGAGTAAATCCCTCGAAAGCCTTGCGCCGCAAGGGATGCGGGAAATCATTAGTGTTTTTAATTTTTGCAAAACGGTGCGCATTGGATCGCAAACGGATCGCACCTGCACCCGTACCATTCTCACCGAATCAGTTTTCACTTCGCCATTGTCCGGGGGAATTCCGTCATAACTTATCGATCGGTTTCAACGATCGATAGGCACGTGATTGATCTGTAATAACAATTGGAATTGTAGGGAGATATGACAAACCATTACCCCAGCAGATTAAAGGGGAATGCATGGAATTATCAGACGAAGAAAAGGAAGCCATTGCATGGTTTCTAAGTAACCATTGGCCGGAGTTCTCAGAAGGCGTTGCAGAATTTATGACGACGTACGCAGTTCACCGGCTTGCCAGCAAACTAGGTTTAGACAGCGACTAA